TAATAAATCCATACATAGCCAAAGAAAAAATGGCTAAAATGTATAACATATTCAAAAACAGAATAAACTAAAGTAAACATCATGACAGAACAAACAAAAGACATAGAACAAAAACCTAAAAAACAGGGCAAAAAGAAAGTAAAAAAAGGTAACTCAAAAGTTACAAAAGTTGATAATGAAGAAAAGCGGAATATTACTTGGGAGCGGAATCAACAATTGTTACAAGAAACATATATCAGACTTTTGCAGGCGTTAAAAAGATGTCCTACAATTTCAGAAGTATCAAAGGAAATCGATCTAACTCCGAAAACAATTAAATTGCACATAAAGGAATTAAAATTTGAACCGGCAGAACATCCATTGAGGGTACTTACAAATGACGTTATTGCTTCGATTTACAATTCAAGCAGGAAAGGCCAGCCTTCAAGTCAAAAACTTTGGATGCAAATAATGGAGGGCTGGCACGAGAAAGCAGAATTAGAACATTCCGGTGGTGTTAAAGTAATACATGATGATATACTCTAAATGAAGAAACTTTCAGAAACCATATTACCTAATTTTTATGATTTTTGGAAAGCCGTTAAGTTAGGTCTTAAAACCTTTTACATAGCAAAGGGCGGGAGAGGTTCTTCTAAATCAACCACAATATCAATCATAATGATTTTACTTATAGTCATGTTCCCGATAACGGGTTTAGTAATACGCAAGGTTGCTGATTCAATGAGAGGTTCTGTTTATGAGCAACTGAAAGAAGCCACAATACTTTTAGAGATTGAAGATGAATTTATTTTTAGTACAAGTCCTTTACAAATAATATATAAAGGACGTGGGAATTCAATCATATTCAGAGGGGCTAATTTTCCCGAAAGAATCAAATCAATCAAGATAAGTAAATTCCCTATTGCTGCAATTTGGTTTGAAGAACTAACGGAATTCAAAACAGAAGATGAATTTCAGGTTATTATTGATTCTGTCTTAAGAGCAAAGCTAACGGACGGCATGACTTACAAAATATTCATTTCTTACAATCCGCCAAAACGAAAGCAGCATTGGCTTAATCGTAAATTTGAGACTCAATTTATACCTTTGAATACTTATGTTCATCATTCATACTATTATGACAATCCGTATTTATCCGTCCAAACACTTGACGAAATAGAACACTCAAAAGACACCAATATCAAAAAGTATAATTGGATGTATTTGGGTCAACCTACTGGAGGCGGTGTAGTCCCGTTTGAGAATTTAAATTTTAGAACTATAACGGACGAAGAAATAAAAACATTTGATAATATCCGGCAAGGCATTGACTGGGGTTATGCTTCAGACCCTTTCGCCTTTACACGTTGGCATTATGATAAAACACGTAAAAAAATATATGCTATGGATGAAATTTACGAAGTGAAGTTACAAAATCCAGTCGCAATGAAAAAATTGAAAGAATTAGGTTATGATAGAAAACAAATAATATCAGACACTGAGCCGAAATCAATAGATGAATTCAGAATTGGCGGATTCAATATTAAGGGTGCTAAGAAAGGTGCTGATTCAGTTGAGTATGGCGAAAAGTGGTTGGACGGATTGGAAGAAATAGTCATTGACCCTAAGCGGACTCCGAATATAGCAAGTGAATTTGAAATGATAGATTACGAAATTGATAAAGACGGCAATCAAAAACCAAAATTAGAAGATAAAAATAATCACACAATAGACTCAACAAGGTACGCTTTCGAACAGGATATGCAAAAGAGCGGAACGAGAGTATTTTAAGATGGGAGATACGTATGTATTATTCGGCGAATGATTTGATTAACATAAAACTAATGGCGGACAAAGCCCAATTGAATAGCGATATATTGGCTGATTTAATTGAATCCGATCAAAAGTCTACAAAAAAACAAAACATGGTCAAAGGGGAAAATTATTTTTTCGGGCAGCATGACTACTTAACTCATAAAAGATATTATTATGTTGATAAAATGGCAATAGAAAATACACAAAGCGCAAACACTTTAGCAGCGGCGGCTTTCCATATGCTCTTAGTTAATCAGAAAGTCGATCACATAAAAGACATAGGCTATTCAATCAAAGAACCTGAAGTATTGGATGAAGAAAACCCCACAGCAGAAGAAAGCCAAGCAATAAAATCAGCCGAAGAACTCAGATTATTATTAAAAAATATTCTTGGTAAAAAATTCAATAAAGAAATAAATAAAATAATAAAAGGGAGCTCTAATAAAGGCGTGGATTGGTTGCATCCTTACATAAATAAGAAAGGTGAATTTTGCTATACGATAGTGGATGCTAAACAAATTATACCAATTTACGATACGCAATATCAAGATAAGTTGACAGCGATTATACGCTATTATACTTATGAAGCAATTAACACGCAAACACAAAAAACGGAAACACGCTACAAATTGGAATGGTGGAACGATAGTGAGATAAAATATTGGGAACAGCAGATTGATAAGACTTTTATTTCTGATATGTTTTACCCGCTAAATCCGGCTCCCCATTGGACAACAAAAAGTACGGCTCGACCTGATGAAACGATAAAGCATTCATGGGGGCGTCCGCCTTTTATACCAATTCCAAACAATTCAGATTGGACAACAGATTTAGAGAAAGTGAAAGCGCAAATTGATTGTTTTGATAAAATATATTGTGGTTGGGGTAATGACCTTATCGATTTTCAGGAGATGATTTTAGTCCTCAAAAATGTTCAATCATTGACAGATGAACAAAAGAAAGGACTATCTGAAATAGCTGCTCTGTTACAACAAATAAAAGAGAATAAAATAATATTAACAGATACAGATGGCGGAGCTGAAGCATTAAAAATGGAAATACCAGTTGAAGCTAAAGATAGATTCTTAAAATTAACGAGAGAAATAATTTTCACACTCGGTCAAGGTGTCGATCCGGCTCAGATAGGTGACGGGAATATAACAAATGTCGTTATTCAGGCTCGCTATGCCGGATTAAATATGAAATGTGATTCGTTTCTCCAAGAACTCGAAAGTGGATTAACTGAATTCATGTGGTTTGTTGTAGAATGGATTAACCAACAGAACCGGAAAACTTTTAATTATGAAGATATAGAATTTACGTTCAAAATCGCTGAGGTAATTAACGAAAGTGATAAAATAATTGATGCAATATCCGTTTTCAACACTGGTGCACTTGATGAAAGAACATTTTTAGAGAACATACCTTTTATAAAAAATGTAGATGAAGTGTTAAAAAGATTAGAGGCAGATCGAGCACGCAAACAAGAAGAAAGTGCAATTGACCTTGAAAAATACAGACAGATGAATCCGCAAAATGGACAAACAGAAGAAGAACAAAATAAAGAGACAGAATAATGGGTACGACTACAATGATGGATGGATTATGGGACAAACCATATATTGGTCAACAACTTAAAACAACATTCGGAAACAGGAAAAATTATCGGCGATATGCCGAGTATGTAAAATATGATTGCTGGCTTGATTGGTTAATTAGTCTGGGGTATAGGGATAACAAATGAAATCTATTGTATCTTCTAAAATAAGAATAATTAATATTAGTCCGATCTATATAGATGTAACTGATTCGCATGATAAGACAAGAATGTTTTTGTACCATAGCTCAAATGTTAAATATAGAATTTATAAATCAGATGGATTTTTTAATGAATGTGAATATGAGACTCATAAACAATCGATTAAAAAAATAAAAGAAGAAATAATAAAGATAACAAATGATAGATTGTAAAAGTTGCCCGATGCTAAGATTAGTAAATGAATACGATTACTATGTTTGTTATTTAGATTATGAAATAGAACAACCAGACGGGGAAATAAAAGGGAGTACCGATTGCAAAGTAGAATCTATTACTATAGCATTTATAGACAAAATGGAAACCGTAGACTTTAGACCAAAAATTATTTGATTAAAAAAGGAGAATAAAATGTTCAAGAAAGCGGATAAAATATTAAATGAGGCAATGAAATTGGAATTGGCACATATAAAAAATGATTTAATTCAGCAAAAAGAATGGGCGTTGAAGTTAGATCAAAAAATAAA